GCTCTGCTTTTATTTTCTTGTAAATATTTAGCCGACTTGCTTAAATTAGGGTTTCTTGTCATTAAACTATTATGGTATACATTACCATCTAAAGTCCAAAATAAACTATTGTGCTCTCCAAAATAATCAAAAGAACAAGCTTGATACACTATTCCAAAACCACCACATCTTTCATCTGCAAAACTTTGTACCCATTTAATTTTTGGATATTTACGTTTAATATATTTAATCGAATAACTTATTGCTCTACTTTCGGGATATTCCCCTATACCATCAGCTAACCACATTCTATTTAATTCTAAATACTCGTCTTTTTGTGTTCCTGTTACAACACTCCCACAACTTGCAGGGTTCATAGCATACCCATATTGGAGTACACCTTTTATTTCTTCATCTACAAACAGACCCAAGTGTATATAAGTAGCATTATAAAATTTACCACTGTAATGATTTTTTACTATTAACTCATTTGCAAGTTTCCTATCTATTTCTTTAATGTAAAAGTCCTCTGCACCAAACCCTAAACATTCACTATCTCCCCATAAAGAAGACTGTGTTGAGTATATATATTGTTTCTTCATAATTCCCCTGTTAAACAATAGTTATCTAAATCTGCACCCTCTATAAAGAACTTGTTATATAAGTCTAGTGCTTTTTCTACTTTTTCTTCGCCTCTGTAGTAAAATTCTTCAGAACAGTTAAATATACCAATATCTAAACTACCTTTATCCAATACTAAGAAATGAAAGTCTTTGTACTCTTTTTTAAATAAGTTGCAATATAAATAACATTGTACATCATATCCGTATTTATTAGCCGAATAACTAAACCCTTTTATATCAGTTGTAGTTTTAAGGTCTACTATTCTATTAGTGCCTAGTACATCAGCTTTACCTCTAAAGGGCATACCTAGAACATTGTCTATTGCAGGTATTTCAAAGTCTGCCTTAGTAATTAGTTCTTTAGCGTGTTCGTTCCTGTAGAACGCATCTACAAGCCTTTCAGCTTCGCTTCGTTCCTTTGCAGTAAACACTTTGCCAAATTCTTCTTTAGCTTCTCTAAACTTCTTTGTGTTTCTACTTTGTACATCAACAAACTTTTGTGATGCAAATTTTTCAGGCTCTAGTATTGCCCAATGAAATAATGCACCTGCTCTAAGTGCTGCACTTTCTTCACTCCCATACTTCAAACTAAAGTTATACGTCTTAGGACTTGAAAGAAGCTGTTTTAAGCTACTACTACTTAAAGCTAAGGTATTTAGTTCTCCATAGTAAAAAGTGTCATCTAACATACGCTTAAGCAGTTCTGCTCTATCGTAATATTTATTGTCTAGTAATTTTATTTTATTTTCCATTATTCTAAATCATAGTTTTTACAGTTATCTGAACAGTATGTATCGCCATCTGTTTCTTTGTCGCACATTCTACAAGTGCTTATTTCTTCGTGTTCGTCTATATAGTGCATTTCGTATTTACTTAAATCGTCTTTTAATTGTGTTATCTCGTCTTGTTGTTTTTTTATTATATCGTTCTTTTGGTGTCTAATTAGTGTTACTCTTTTTATTAGTACTTCGTTTTCTGTACGCAAACCATTTACAAACATACCTATTTCATTCATTGCCTTTACACAATTTTTAAGGTCTTTGTTTAATGGCTTTGCATCTTTCCACTCCATTATCTTATCAGCTAACCAATTAAACCACAAATGATATGCTTGTTTTTGTAGCGCGTCCATTATGCTTTACCTAATATAAAACCAATTAAAAAAGTTAATGCAGCAAATGTAATAATAGCAGCATTGATAATAAACTGTCTAGCTTGTTTACGTTCTTCTTCTTTTTGTTTTAGTTCAGCTTTAGTATAAACCTCAATTCTGTTTTTTCTTGTTTGGATATGTAACCCTGTTTTTGTTTTCTTCATTTTATTTAGTTTTAAAGCGCGCATGCGCGCGCTGTTGTTTATTTGTGTATTAGTTTTTTTTGATATTGTAAAGCATCTTTTTTGTTATTAAAATAAAATTGTTTCAAATTATTATTTTCTATTACATCAATTCTAAAAGAGTTTCTGTTTTTATTAGTCATCAATCTTGTTTTCATTTTATCTAATATTAAATATTATACTTTTTATTTCTAGTTCTCTATTCTCTAAACGTTTCTTTATACGTTCTGTTAAACTACCTTTTTTATTTAAGTGTATAAGTGTAGCTTGTATCTGTGATAGTTCTTTTTTTAAATCTGTTAGTTGTGTTTTCATACCGCAATATACAAAACTTTTTTAATTATAAACAAAATATAAACAATTATTTTTTAAAATCGTTTAAATTAATTATTGATGCTTTTGCTTCATCTAGCAAATAACAGGGCTTTAATACTTTCTTTTTAGTCCATAGTGTAGTATCAGGGCAATACATATCTTTACTTTTTAAGTCTTTTAAATCGTTTAGCCAATACATATAATTGCCTTTAGGGTCATTAACAAAGTATAAAGCTATTTTACCTGTTTCTATTAGCTTATCGTATTTGTAAACCTCTATTAGCTTTTCTTTGTAGTATTTGTTTCTAAACTTCATCTCAATTACCACTTCAGTACCTTTTGGACTTGTACCTATTGCATCGTAATGCTCAAAGCCCTCGCCTGTGTGCTTTAAGTTCCAACCATCTAAGTTTAATAAGTGTATTACTGCTAGTTCCCATTTATGTACATCTTTTATCATTTATTGTATAGTCTATCAATATCAGCTATCCATCGTTTTAATTCTTTGGGTCTGCAGCTACAAGGCTCATAATAAGTATGATTATAATACTTTGCGTGTAGCGTGCATAATAGCTTGTATTGTGGTTTAGTTAGTTTTGTTGTAACCTCTGCTTTAAATTGTTTCCATTGTTCTTTGTGTTCTATTTCCATAAATCTAAATCTATATCGTTCCACTCATCTCTACGCTTATCACACCCACAATCTTTTTTTAGTGCTTTGCTAATCTTTTTTACAAGCCAATGAACACCTGTATAATAAGTAATGTAATATACTAAATCGCCTAGTTTCATAATAATTCTTTTATTGGTAATATAATTCCTTTACTAGCCATATTATCGCCACCTTTTTTATCTCGGTTTGTATTTATGTATTTTCTACATTTATCTTTTAAGTCCTTTGTTTTGATAATATATAATTTATCTAAATATACATAATATATATCTGCTTTAGTTGCTGCAATTCCACTAGGTTTGCCATAACAAGAATACTCTACATAAAAATTACCTGTTACTTTATATTGAGCATCACTCTTAACCTCAACACCTATTTCTAATTCAGGTATATATATATCATAATATAAAAAATAACCATCAATAATATATGCTTTAGGGTATTTCTGTTGAATATGTTTTAATGCTTTTTGTTCATACTCTTTGCCATTTTTTAAATCTTGTTCAAATTTATTCATAACTGCTCTTTAATATGTTTCTTTGCATTTACATAAGTGTTGTATAATGAATAATAGCTTATGCCTGTATCTCTACTCAATCCTGCAACGCTTTTACCACTTGCGCAAATTTCGAACACCTTTCTATCATACCAATACATATCGTTCATTATATCGTCTATTTGATTTTTGCGTTTAGCGTATTCTATCTCATCTATACCTAGTTCTTCAGCTTGTTGTAGTTCGTTTATTTCTTCTATATATTCTTTTATTTGCCTAGCTTCTTTTTTGTGTGTATTTAGGTATATACCTCTTAACACTTTCCAACAGTAGTAAATATTTACATCTTCTTTGTGCCATAGGTCTAAACCTTTATCTACATCTTGAATTAATTGTATATACATTTCTTGTACAATATCTTCTGCTGTGCTTTTATTACAACCAAAAGCGTAAACTATTCTTAGCCAATCTTTGTGTTTTAAATAAGCTACTTCTACTAGGCTTTTTTTCATTCTAAAATTTTATTTTTTGGTACTACAAAATATTCTAATGGGTCGTATATCTCGCCTACTACAAAAGGTAGTCCGTATTGATTTATACTAAAGCTAAACGTTTCAAAAGAATATCCCCTAGAACGTTTACAACTAACTGTTATCCATTCTTTGTTTACTGTATTTGCTTCTAATTGTATTTGTGTTTCTGTTTTTTTTTCTAAAAAACTTCCTAAGTGTCCTGTAGGTTTATCACTTCCGTAATTGCTATGTATTACTGTAATGATATGACAATTAAATTTTGCACTCCACTCCATTATTTTCTGTACACATAAATTACTTTCTTCTAAGTTATTTACATCACTTACTAAATCAGCTATACCATCAATTATTACTAGTCCGTTTTTATCTTTATTTTCTTTTAGTATAAATTCTATAAATTCAAGTCTTTGTTTGTAGCTAATCGTTCTTAAAGCATAAGTTTGATAACAACCTACGTCTTTAACGTTTGCCATATCTACAACTCTTTTAAATACTCTTTGAGAGTGCCAATGTCCTTGCTCTGTATCGAAGTGTATTAAGCACTTACCCTCTCTATGTCCTTTTATCTTACCCCCAAAATTATTACCACCACTTAAATATACCGATGCTAATAGTGTAACAAAAAATGTTTTCTTTGTCTTTGGTGGTGCTTGTACAAAGCTAAAGTTCCCATAAGTTCCTATTGGTATAGGGAACGTTAATTCGCCACCTTTTGTGTCTATTGTTTTTTGCCCTAAACTCAATGCTGTAGGTGGATACTCCATAACTTCAGTAGTGTTTATTGTACACTCTTCTTTTATGAGTTCCATTAACATATTTTGTGTAGTTTGTTCTTCTGTCATTTCTTATTGTTGTTTTGTTTTCTTTAAAGGTATAAAAAAAGGGGGTAAAAAACCCCCCTTGATTATGAAAAAATTAAAATGGTAGGTCTGCAGCTTCTTCTTTTGGGTGTTCTTGTACAGCTTCCTGTACTTCTTTTTCAGCGTTTACAATAGTTCCGTTATTCCAAACTACTTTACCATTACCTAAATAGGTCTTTTGTTTTTTCGCTTCTCGTTCTTCTTGTGTTTGACTAACATAGATACCTGTATTATTACCGTATCGTGTTTCATCATTTACACTCATAGTTAGGTTTACGTAAACCGCACCATCTTTACCTGCGATAAACTTTTCTTTTGGTAGCTTTGCTACGTTTAAACTAAAGTTAATTAATGCACTCATATTTATTTATTTAAGGGTTTTATATTCTGTTTTTTGTTTTTTAAAACTTTCGCTTTCATCTTCGCCAAATACTCCTAATTCATAGAAGCCTGTTAGCTTTAAGACTGCTCTACTCATTGCACGTTTTTCTGCCATTTCAGCTACGTACCACGTATTACAGTTTCCATCTTTGTAGCCCTCGCCTTTTAACGCACTACCAAAGGTTTCTATGCTTTTACCATCTTTTTGTGCAAGTGCTTTAAATACTGCATAGTTAGGCTCGCATCTTATTACTTCATAATTAACACTCATTTGCTCTAGTGCCTGTATCTTATCAATACCTTGTCTTGTAATAATGGTGTAATGTTGATGCTTAAAAAAGTCATCTTTTGTTAGGTTATACTTTTTGTATAACTCTGTTAGTTTTTCTTTGTTCATTGTTCTTTATTTAAATATTCTACTTCTAGTATTGCTTCTAAGTATTCTACTCTACTTTCTAATGCTTCTATTCTAGCATTTAAAAAGTCTATTGTCGTTGGGGTTGCTGCTCGTTTTACATCTTCAAAGTGTGTCATAGCTATTCTGTAAAGTAATCAAAAGGACTAGATAACCTACCACAAAAAGTGTTTAAGTCTAATATACTACCGTACTTTAGTTCAGTAACGTATTGTGTTGTTTCTAGTTCATCGCTTAGTTTTGCTATTAAGTGTGGGTACTCTAAATTCGCTACACTTAATTTGTCTTTGTACACGGGGTGTAATCGTTCTAATAAATTCATTTGTTATATGTTTTAATTAATGATAAGCAAATATAACAAAATATATTTTTAATAAACAAATTTTAAACAAACTTTTTTTTGAACACAAAAAAACCACCCTTTTATAGGTGGCTTAATCGTCTGTTAAAAACAGCATTAAAGAAAACAATAACAAAAAATCAGTTGGTTACACAAATATAATATTTATTAGCGTATTAAGTAGATAATGTTTTTAGGACTTATTAACTAAAAATTTTGTTTATCTTTTAGTTCTTGTAGTTTAGTCTTGTAAGTTTCAAATATTTCTAACCATTCAGGGTCTGTTAGTTTTAGTACCCCTCTAGATTTTTGTAGTAGTTCATCAGCTAAATCACTTCCTAAAGCTATTGAGTATTCGTACTGTCTACCATATTCAAACCTATTACACTTTCTACATTGTGCGTGTACGTTCCTTTCATCGTATCTAGTAATTAAGTGTTGTCTACCAATAAAGTGTCCTGCATCTGTTTCTGTGAAGTGTACTTTTTTACCGCACGATATACAATTACAATATCCTGTATTGTTATTAGCATCTCTTCGCCTTATATACTCGTGAAATGGTTTATCTATTTTATTCTTCCAATATTTTAAAGTTTTCTTTTTTTTTGCCATTTGAATACACTTCAGATATCTTATATTTATTATTATATTTTTATTTATCTATTTATTTAGAAATATATTTATATCTATATATTTAGAAAACACTTTTTTATAATAAATGGTACAAAGTTATATATTTATTTTTAATAAAAAAAAGAAAAAATTACTTTTTCCAATGTTTAGTTATTTTTTCAGCAGAACGCATACCGAAATAACCACCATAAACCAATAATAAAAGTGAAGATAAAAGGTCTATCCAATTACTATCTATTTTA